TCCTGTGCTGCCCGTTTCTCCCGTGGCTCCTGTTATTCCCGTTGCTCCCGTGCTTCCCGTGCTTCCTGTAATGCCTGTGGCTCCCGTGCTGCCTGTTGCTCCTGTGCTGCCCGTTTCTCCCGTGGCTCCTGTTATTCCCGTTGCTCCCGTGCTTCCCGTGCTTCCTGTAATGCCTGTGGCTCCCGTGCTGCCCGTTGCTCCTGTGCTGCCCGTTTCTCCCGTGGCTCCTGTTATTCCCGTTGCTCCCGTGCTTCCTGTGCTTCCTGTAACGCCTGTGGCTCCCGTGCTGCCTGTGGCTCCTGTGCTGCCCGTTGCTCCATTCGATCCGTTATTGCCCGTGGCTCCTGTAACGCCTGTGGCTCCTGTATTTCCAGTGGCTCCCGTTGCGCCAGTTGGTCCGCTAGGTCCCGTGGCTCCGGTTGCAGTCGCAGAGCCATCTATTCCAGTGGCTCCCGTGGCTCCCGTATTTCCGGTGGCTCCGGTATTTCCCGTTGCGCCAGTGCTTCCGGTATTTCCTGTGGATCCCGTATTTCCCGTTGCTCCGTCTGCACCTGTGGGAGTTAATACTTGTAATTCTCCATATATTTGCAATAACCCTGCTGTTTGTACAGTTTGATTTGTTACAAATCCAATCGCATAAACAGCGTCTGATGGTAAAGCAAATTCACTAGTTATTTGCGTTGTCATCATATCTGCCACGGGATCTGTGAATGTTGTAGTTGTACCTGATACCGCTGCTGATAGAGTATTTATCGATAAGCCTGCCCCACCACTATTTGCTGGCCTAGAAATAGTATGCAATCCAACAACTACAGTGCCAGACGTTGCATAAGCATTAACATTATTTCCTAAAACTGTGGTTACTATTCTCATAGTTGGGGCAACACCCTTAACATTCGGATAATTATTGCCTACAATTGATATTAAAGACTGAGGATATATAGCACTAATTCCACTACTAACAGCTGCATTATTTCCAAATGTTAGAGCATATGTACCCGCTACTTTTGTAGCTACATGCGAAGCTGAAACAGCATGAATAGTTCTCCAATAACTACCTCCAGCTATACCCGTAGCTCCCGTTGCTCCGGTTACCCCTGCCCCAGTAACTCCGGTTGCTCCCGTTGCCCCAGTGGCCCCAGTGGCCCCAGTAACTCCGGTTGCTCCCGTTGCCCCAGTGGCCCCAGCTGTTCCGGCTCCAGTGGCCCCAGTGGCCCCAGTCTCTCCGGTTGCTCCCGTAACTCCGGTAGCTCCAGCTGTTCCGGCTCCAGTGGCCCCAGTGGCCCCAGTTACCCCTACCCCTGTAACTCCCGTGGCTCCTGTAACGCCTGTGGCTCCCGTAGCTCCCGTGGCTCCCGTAGTACCAACTCCGGTATTTCCAGTGCTGCCCGTAGCTCCTGTAACGCCCGTAGCTCCTGTGCTTCCAGTTGCTCCGTTCGTGCCAGTGGCTCCGGTATTTCCCGTTGCGCCAGTGCTTCCGGTATTTCCTGTGGCTCCCGTATTTCCCGTTGCTCCGGTAGCGCCATTTATGCCCGCTCCGGTCGCGCCTGTATTTCCTATATCTCCTTTTTCTCCGGTTGCTCCCGTGCTTCCGGTGGCTCCTGTAACGCCTGCGCCTGTGGCTCCCGTAACACCTGTCGATCCCGTTGATCCTGTGGCACCTGTCGCTCCGGTAGCACCATATGATCCAGTCGGCCCAGTTGCGCCTATTTCTCCTGTTCCAGTTTCTCCTGTGGCTCCTGTGGCTCCGGTATTACCCTGTTCTCCTGTGGCACCTGTTGGGCCTTGCACACCTTGCTCACCTGTGGCTCCGGTATTTCCAACTTCGCCCGTAGGTCCAGTCGGTCCTCCAAAAGCGCCTTGTGGTCCGGTCGGTCCCGTAGCTCCCGTGGCTCCGTCATAACCCATCACCCCATCAATACCAGTCGGGCCTGTAGCACCTTGTGGCCCTTGCAATCCGGTTTTGTAAATGATCTTAATTTCATCTTTTGATATTAAAAGGGTCTTAATTTCATCTTTTGATATTAAAAGGGTCATGCTGTCACCTCAAAAATTCCTTCAGCAACACGATAAACCGTGGTGCCGATCATTAATTCCATGTGATACGAATAGCTACCAATAGCCAACTTATCGGTATCAGTTGCTGACATTTCAAAATGGATTACTCCGCTACCAGGAGCAGAGATAACACCGTCAATCTCTGCTATCAAAGTAATCTCTGGTTTATCGTCTACCGTATTAAAAACCTTGATTACTGCGGTATATCCCTGAAGGTTATTTGGTATGCTGGTACATTTTTCAACGTAGAGGCAATCAAGCATAAATGTCACGCCTGTATGGCACGAGAGATCATCGCAATCAGTTTTTACGAAATCAATATTTGTCATTTTTTACCTCAAACAACGTTCCAATTAGTCCCGTCACAAATCAATCTTTTTGATGCGTATTGGCTTATATAAATCGCGGCAGCACCTTCAATTGTAGAACCGCCAGTAACATCAATTTTTAATTGCGAAATGTAAGAAGGTCCGGTCAATTTCACGATAATTTCCCTGCCAACATTTGTCGCAGATGGCGTTGGTAATGTAACCTTCTCGCCAGATGCAACCGTATCAGTAAATCTAATATACCAATCAGCATTTAAAACTGTGTAGTCGGCATCAACGTCAGTAATTTTTTTGCTATAGTAGTTTTTCCATTTGGTTGCATCGGTCAGAGCAACACCGACATTTGTGTCAGATACCGATTGATATAAACCACCCACACCGTCAGAGACAATGGAGCCTATGAAATATGGCGTTGTCGAATTATATTCGGAGATACCTTGTTGCATAATGTAAGCTATTTGACGTGTCACAAGGAAAAATAGAGCGTTGAAATCCTGAATACATGGAGCATCGTTCGTCACGACAGCCGAAGAGAAACCAGCTCCCCATGCGGCGAGCGCTTGGATAACGTCAGGATCGGATGAATAGGCAATCGATCCGGCTTTGAATGATCCAAATTGAGCCACCACATTAGTCGGAGCGACAACGCCAGCGAATATTTGTTGATTTTTTCTCGTGATTTTAGCCATTTTTTAAATTCCTTATGTGATAACTTCCCAGTTGGTTCCGGTTGAAATGAATTTTTTGACAGCATATTGAGCCGTGATAGTTATTGATGAAACACCGTCAATTGTTGAACTATCCTCGGCTTGAAATTGAAGGCCACCCGTTGCAGCCGAATACATTTTTTTCACTACTAATACCCTGCCGATGTTCGTACTAGCTGGAGTTGGTAGCAAAAACAAAACGGGATAAGCTCCACTAGAAGCAATTACCCTGATTGTACTATCGTCAGAGGTTGGAATCACAATGTCTGAGGTATAATCTTTCACCTTGATTGATTTATAGATCATCCATTTGGCCGTGTTCGTCACCGCGAAATTGAGGTTATCAATAACCATCGAGATATATAAATCACCGCCTGATTGAACCAAAGAGCCGACATAGTAGGTTGTCGCTGCGTCCCATTCCGGTACGCTCATTTGATCCAAATACCTAATCTGCCTCGTGAGCAAATTAAATAAAGCATCGATTTCTTGGATTGCAGGAGGTCCGCTGTTTATCAATGAAGATGCGAATCCTTGACCGAATGCAGCGAGCGCTTGGATGGTATCGGGATCGGCAGAATATGATATCGCGCCAGCTTTTTTCGATCCGAATTGAGCAAGTTTGCTAGTCGGAGAAACATCAGCGAATTGCGCGGTTACTTTCCTAGTTATTTTTGCCATTATATTGCATCTCCATAGTCAATGAAAATAGTATCAGGTGCGGTCAAAAGGTAATCACTAAATGCCGAACTATTCCCGTAATCAAAAGTATAGTCGGCTAATTGCCAGACCTTCGTGGGATCGCTTACTGATACCACTGCCGAAAGTAAAACGCCCATTGGCTTGGGTAACAAGTTTTCAGTTTTTGCTATTCCGATTATTCTAGCGATACTTTCCTTAATTAAATACGTCAAGCTCATATCTCTTTGATCTGACAGGATTATGTCGGTACCAAAAAAAACATTTAAAAGATCGTTTATCTCATAAAGTGAATTGTGGGATATATTCAAAACAGACTTTAGTTTTAATAAAGTCCTATATTCGGAATCATTCAAGGCAAAGGTTGAAGTATTCAAGCTCGAATAGCTAAAAAATGTTCCATTAGAATTTAAAGCATCATTGGTATAGTCGGTGAACCCAATTGGAGCAGGATTTGCATCCGTATAATCATCAAGAGCAAAATAATCTCGTGTCACTACGCTGGTTATAACCCTATCAAAATCGATGTATTCTCCAATGACATCGAGCTGGACACCCGTGGCTGTCTCGATATCAAAAGCATCATTCACGCTCTTTGGGATCAAATCGGCAATCGCTTGAGATACTAATAAACCAGCATGAGCGCGAGCATTTGGCTGGTTGATGTATTGATACAACAAAAGCTCTTTGTAATATTCAATTGTATTTTCTACGTTAGTCGTCATTTAAACCGCCGATATAATCATCTTTGAGGTTGACATGATAAACCGATAATTGATTCCAGTGGTCGCTAAAAGAGGAACATAAGTACCACCCACCGTTTTACAAACGCCTCCGCTCACTATTACCGCAAGGGGATCAATCGATTTCAACAAAACAGACAATGCAGTAAAGTCCGCAATCTCATATATTTTATATTGTTTACCGTCAAAAAGACTTTGCTTTATATATGTTATATCGATTACATGGAGCGTTGACAATGATGTCAGAACCATCGTCATATACAAATCCTCGTAAGTTGGATTTGAGAATTTAACGGGGAAATTGATATTATTTATTTGTGGTACTGAAACCGTTACGTTCCCATACATGCCACAACCAGCATTTCTCTTTTTATAAATCACATCGGCAATAACATCATGGTCACCGCCATCAACTATGCTCCAAATTGAATGCGCTGGTATGCTGTTACCGTCAGTTGTGCCTGTCGCATTCTCCACGACGAGAGCATCGACTACGTCAGGGATCGCCAATAGTGCGCCTGTAAGACCTTCAAGGTATCCGATCGATGGAAGTGCTACCGATTTACTTCTCCTTAATCTCAATGCGGCATCGGTTTCCTCGTCAATGCCTTGGATCGTGACGCTCGAAGGGTTGTTAACCGAAATCACTCCCAAAGTAATTGTCACAATATTTGTGATGGTATTTGTTGTCGTTAATACGGCTCCTGCAACCGCTGAGATGAATGCTAAGATGTTTGGACCTAGTGCCAATGTCTCATTGTCAGCTAAATAAAAGTTGTTACCCAGAGCGTCAGAAACCGTGAATGGTGTCACAGCTCCGGAGGATTGACCGACTAAAGACAAGATCCGGTCAGTTGTTACTGTGATATTTGTTGTCGTGTAGGTAGCTCCTGCTCGAACCACGCCATTGATTGCACATCGCTGGTCGAGAGCCACTCCGATTGCCGAGGTTGGTGAGAATGATCCGTATACCTGTGAAACTAGGTCTAGCACATCAATCTTGGCTTGAGCGAAGAGGTTTATCATTTGCCCGTCAGGTGAATTTGGATTCAGGTTGATCGAGCTTCCGTAAATAGTCTTGAAACCATCTTCCAGCTCGGTGACGATATCGGCCAAAGCCTGTAAGTGCAATCCAGTTTCATCAACATAATTCGTTGTCATACGACCACCGTTCCGGTTATTTGGTTTGTGTAAAGGGTATCTACCGCATATGTAATTACCACGTTTCGATTCATGTCAGTTGAATATCCAAGATCGATTACGCTGGTAACACCTTCGATGTTATAAATGGCTTGTTTTAGCGTTAAAATTAAAATAGCAGGATCTTTTTGATTGAGGAGATCGAACCAAGGAATGCCGAAATCCTGATTGAAAAAGCACTCGCTGTAAATCGTTTTTAGTGTCGTCTCAATATCTGCTTTGATCGGATTAAATTTATCTGAATAGACATCGGATAAATAGTTTTGGATTCCGTTGCCGAACGTCCAATCGCCGCTTTCTGTTAAGCCTCTAAATGTTGCTGTCATGGTGTCCCTTCGTCTAGTAGTAATGCGATTTGAGTTTTAATAGCAGTGAATGAGAGCACATTAACAGGCACACCTGAATATCCCGATACTGGATCTGGAACTGTTATCAACTTTATTGCATCTATCAAAGAATCTAGAATGGTTTTCAAATTTGCTGCTGTATTCTTAACCGCAATCTTTTTGCTGTATCCCATAACCCTGATTGCTTTGTCACTCATGGGAGCCGCTTTTGTCAAAGCTCGGACACCGACGAGGCAGATACCATCAGAGATATCATGAGCACGAGGATTTGCCGGAGTAGTCACTTGACCGCTATAAAACCAATTATCGATATTTCGATCATTAAAAAGTATCAAACAGGTATCTCCCGCGGTGATAGGCATCTCAATTGATGCTCCTCCGCCGGATAGGATGAATACAGGGCAATCGCAAAGAAGTGGGTAGTCTAAAGTACTCCCATCGGGTAATTGACGCTTAAAATTGATTGAAACCGATGCCGTATTCGTGAGCTTATTAAATGATTCAATCGTGCCGATTTGGACACAATTAAGCGCATAACCCACGTCACTTTTGATCTTGTGGATAACATCCGATAATTCGGGATCGGCTGACGGTCCTAATACCCTAGTTGTCATTGAACCACCTTCCATTCGTCCGTGGCGTTGTCTCTGATAATAGTATAGTCACGGATATCCTCCATAGTCAAAACCGTTCTACAATCGCCTCCGACAGCCCCAGAGATAACGCCTCGATGGGTTATGCCTGTAACCTTATAAAGACCGTTCAGCCTCGTGTTGGTTTCAGATTCAAGCGTGACTAATTGGGATGGTTTGATACGTGGCTCAAAGAGCATTTCAAGCTCAACCATCGTTTCCATTTTCTTTGGAGTACCAAGCAATCCGTTTTTGTAGCTTATCGTCCTGACATCGCCTAGAAGTACCTCATCTTTTGACATTGCATAGGCGGATTGTGAATCGATATAAAAACCGTTATTTGTGAGCTGATTTAATAGCTGTATTGGGTTTCCCATCACCGCGCTGCTACGGGTTGTTTTGTCTAAAAACTTCTTACCAATCGTCGAGGTTTCAATCGATGGTAATGCTTTTATAATCTCTTTGACCACGTCAATTGATACCGCACCCGCTGGGATCGGCATTGAAACATTGCCCTGCATGGATATCTGACCGTCAAAGGCTTCAATCTCCGTTCGCACGTCAGTCATTTGACGGTGAGAATAAGCCCTTTTAATGTTGCCGTTGAATACCCTTGGAAGTACCAACTTATTACCATCGGCATATCCGGCGAATAGCTGAACGGCTCTTTGTGTGGTCAAGTCATAAACGTCTTTGAAGATATCAAAACGGGTATCGTTCGACAGGTTATAAACCACGAATGTTGCCGTATTTGACGAAGCTAGGTTTGTTCTAGTGATAGTAAATTCTAGTGTAATTGGGTCTTTAATTTCAACAAAAGTATCCTCGCTTGTCTCTATTCTCAAGACAAATTTGCGATTAAATTTTCCGGCGAAACTACGCATAATACCTTAATTCTATCATCGATAAATCGTTTTGATCCAAGATCACAAATTTATTATTCTCAAGCCATGAGGTTATAAAAATAGGCTCTTCGGCTTGGAACCCTGATATCAATATTCCAAATGGCAGAACATTTTTAAATTGCCTAAGCAAATTTGGCGATATCGAAATACGCTCATTATTTATCGAGAAATTTCCCCATACCAAGGAAATAAACCATCCGTATTGGCTAGGTTTGTATTCGATGGTTATGTCAACCGGATCGTATCCAGTTATCGGAGCGAGGAAGTTTTGCTTTGCATCGCTGCTTAAAAATAGTTCTTTCATTTTACTACACCCGTTGCTATGTCCAATCCTGCCGCTGCCCATGAAGCGCCTTTTTGTGTTCCTGATTTGACGACCTCGGCTGATTGCTCTTTGATTCTGCCCGTCAAAAGTCCTGTGCCTGTTTTTGTCTGAACGATTCGGAGCTGCTTAAATCCAATCGTGAACGATGATTCGTATTGTGTCGTATTGTCTTGATCAACGCTTATCGATTCAATAATCATGTTCTCGTAGGTTTTCCATGGTGTTTCGACAGATACGACCGCACGTTTTTCATAGAGGCCGACTAGCTGTTTAAATGCAGTTTGTTGCTGATTTAAAGCAGGCTCTTTTGAAAAAAGGTTTGTCAAAGTCTTATAGGTTTTTAAAGCGGATTCCATGGCCGATGCCGCACGTTGCGCGTCAGCGATATTCTTGCGCTGTTTAAGTGCCATCTCCGGTGTGACGATTCCGAGAGGCGTGAGCCTATCAAGCAATGTCGAGGCGTAATCAAAGGGAGCGTATTTGTATGAGCTATAAAATACTAGCTCACCCACTTTGCCCACGAGATTGATCCGAGGAGCTTCAAATGCCACATGGTCTTGTATAGCATAGTTTTCTTCGGTGAAGTGATCGGATATATTGGCCGACAATGTCACGTTATCAGTTTCAGGGATATCGAACACAAAGCCGTTGATACCCTTTGGGAGCGCTTTGCTTGTCATTAGAGCCTTGGTAAGTCCAAGGGTAGATAACGCTGCGCTACCTATTGCCACGGCATTCGTAGCGGCTCCCAGTGTTGCTAGTACTGCCATATCAATATCCGCCTTGTGGTTGCTGGAAATATGCGCCACTTTGTAGCGATTTCCAGGCTTTTAAAACTTCTTGCCCAACGGCTTGAGGATCTTTTGAGCCATCGATATTAAATTCGACATTATTCACTGTGGGAGTTGTGCCCTTTTGTCCCATCATTCCAACAAATGAATTTATCCAATTACTACCAGCATTTGTTGCCTTGTTTCCTATGCCCGCCCAAGTCTCATCTTTGTTTTCTAATTCAACTGCATTTGCAGTTTTATTCGTCATATTTGTGACGAAATCATCGTCAACGCCAGCTAGTTTCAACCATGGCATGATTCCGGTTATTCTTAGAAGTCCGTCAATTAAAAAACCTATTAAATTAACCGATTTTTGAATCACGTCATTTACATTATTGAATCCATCGATCATTCGACCCGTCAAGCTATCGTCGCCTTTAAAATACGAATAAACATCTTCGAGAGCGAGAGCCAGCCCAAGAAAAATGGCTGTCATTGGAAAGAAAACAGCAAAGAGAAAACCACCGATAAGTATTAGTGCCTCTCTCAATCCCGTTATCTTATCGAGCATCGGACCGAATTTCATAACCATGCCGTTTATCATGAGACCGATTCGCTCGGCTCCGTAAACAATGACATTGGCTATAGGAGTGATGAAAGATGCTACCTTTTGCATGATCCTCTTTGATTGCTCCCATATTCGATTGAAATAAAAATTGAAGTCTTTTAACCGCTTTATTTCCTTGTCAGTAAGTAGTGTTTCCTCGCTCGGTGGCTTTAAATTTTGAGCATTTTTCAGAAAATAAATCATATCATCAGAAAGGTTGAGATCCTTTGCTAATGTCGTGCCTAGCGTTGTTGGCATCGTCTTGAGCTTCACCGAGAGTTGATCAAGTATTTTAAGTGGATCTTGATGGGGATCGATTCCGAGGAACTGCCAAGGCCCAAGATCACCCCCCCTACCAAGCTTAATATTGACCGAATTTTGCTGAAAATTTCGAACGGTACTAGCCAAATCATCGATACTTCCTCCGGATTGAGCTGCCATGTCACCTAGTTTTTGAAAGGTATCGGTTGAGATCCCCGTCAATGCATTCATCTTGTCGAGCGACACGGCAGCGTCAGACATCTTTTTTACGAAATAAGTGAGACCGCCAGCGAATGCCATCAACTCCAATCGAGCCGCATTCATCGGTCCGACCATGTCAGATAGTTTTTTATGGGTAGTAGTCAATAAACCATGGAATTTGGTTTTTTGTGTGTTAACGTCTTTAGTTGTTTTTACCTCTTCTTTGCCCTCGATAACGGCAGTATGAACGGCTCGGTTTTCGTCAACTTGAAGCTTTGTCATTGCCCTCATTTTTTGGGCAATCTTCTCGACGACAATCAGCATGGAATCCATTGTTGCGTTAAGGCCATCGATATTGGTATTTAAGCCTGTAATCGATCCCTCGAAGGCTTTCGCCTCGGAGGTTCCCTTGGTTTTAAAACCGAGAGCGAAAAATAATTCACCTATTTGCATCTCGATCCCTCAACAAATAGCACTGATTTTCATATTTGGATTTGAATATCAGGTAATCATAAGCGGCACAAATAAGGTCGGTTCGCTCGTTTATTAATGTCTCTGGACTACCAAATCCATTCGCAGCCAATTCCATAATCACAAAAAGATGATTCGACATCTTAATATCAACCTTTGGCCTGATACGCTCGGAATCCCTTAGCTCTTCGACAAAAACGAAATCAGACCTTCGAAAAAAGGGGCAATGTTCTCCTTTAAAACGTGATACATCACGGGCAAAAAGTTCTTGCGAGATTCTTTTGATTCGAACGTCATAGAATCAATTTTCAATCCGTTATATGTGCAACGTGTCAGACATATCTTAGCAGCTTCTAACACTTCCTTACTTGATAAAATATTGAACAATGGACCTTTAAAACCAATAACATCGGAGTACGTTGGATTTTTAAAATCAATGGATTTAATATCTATATCGATCGTCTCAAGAACCTTAGTAATACGCTGTGAAATGTCCCAAGCTTGCTCATATGGTAGCAATGTGATGTCTAATACCGCACCCGTTGGCAAATCAATTTTCATCCAAATAACCCTTTTAGAAAAATGTCCGCAAGAACGACAAGATTCTTGCGGACAAGGAAACCTGTTATTAACTTATCACACGATCGCATGCTGCAAATTGAATACTATAAACCGACAACGCTTGCTCGACATCGCCTTCGACGTTCGATGTAACCTCGACCTGCTTGGAAACAACTCCGCCTTTTAAAAGGTATGTGTCGGAGCCGATTACGCCAAGACCGTCACCGATTCTCTTCACGATTTCAGCTCCAATCAACACATATCCGGTAGCGTTGCCACGATAAGATGTCAGCTCGGTATTCATGAATTTATCGTCAGCGCTACCACGAATCAATTTCAATTCCATGGTGGCCTGAAAACCAGACGCATTTTGAGCGAAAATAGTATTGCCGTTCTTACCTGTTTTCACCGTAACGAGGTCGGTTGTGTATGTCACTTTAGCCACTTCACCATGAGGCAAATCGGCTAGTAACCTTAAATTTATCTTTATGGTATCACTACCAACTAAACTAAATGTTCCCATAATTTTCTATCCTTTAATTTATTGGTTGAGATACACCAAAACTTCGCTTGAATGAATCGCGCCAGCATACTTTATAGCTATCGAGATCGGTGGTGCTTTGCGGTCGGTCCTATCCGCTGCCGACTGTGTAGCCACTGGCGAGGAATAGATATAGTATCCGAAATCACCGATGTTACGCTTGAAGTCAACGGGATTGCCGAAGGTATCTGGACTATTCCACGCGCCTTTAGCAATGAAAGAATTTGTTATTGCTTGATCGCATATTGCACGATAAGCGCCTTTTAGCCCATCCATTCCGGCTTCGGTCTGTGGGATCTTGGTTGAGGTTGTCGCTAGGTAATTAAATCCTGCCACTTGTAGCGCTCCGACGAACCAAGAGAGGTTGTAGATATCATCGAAAAATTCATTGATGCCAGACGAGAGGATAGAGGCTCGTGACGCGATATTTGCATATACGTCAGCGCCACATGCTTTTGCTAAATTGAGCGTTGTTTGATCCAAACCATCGTCAGCGGTTACACCCACGATTTGCTTTAAATTCATGGTTGAGGTTGTATTGCTTCCTGCAAAGTTTGTGGACATTGCACGACCAGCATAGCCCCATTTGAAAGCCTCTAATTGCGCTGCGTCAGAGTGATACAGACAACGGGTATAGGATTCACCTAGGTCGGCAATATCATCGAATAGAGCCGAGGAAGCAAGATCACCGGAGGTTGAAGATGCGCAAAACAAAAGCTTGCTTTCGGATTGTGCTACCGATGCCGATCTAATCAGCTCAAGATTGGCCCCTGTGGCTCCTGTGTAGCCAGTAGGACCGGAGTTGCCGAGAGTGTAGGCTGCCGAGCAACCACCGAAATAAACCAGACCTTTTGCCCGAACAATTGCTTGCTCAAGGACTTCTCCGGTTAACATTGGAATCACGATAAATACACCGCCACCCGTCAGGATGTTTGGAGATTGAGAGAAAACAGCGACAGCGGCAAGATATGTTGCGCTAGTAGATCCCCACTTTGTAGCCACGTCCGTTGCCGAGGTATAAGCAGCATAGGTCGTGGTCAATGGTGTAATTGGTGTGTCTTTGGTAAAGCACACGAGGTTATTATGAGCGTAATTTGCTAGTCCGGCTGGCGGTACCATTACGCTGATATTTATGACGTTGGTTATATTGATCATGCTCATTTAAAAACCCTCTAATCAGTTTTTGGCTCATTCAACGTAAAAGTATTATAATAGTCATTCTCAAAAATTATATCGTATTTCCTTAGTACTTGCAAAGTTATCGCCATACGATAAAGCAAGGCCGTTCCCTCGATGTCTGAAACTTCATTGATGGTCGATGGTATATCAGCAATTTTCAGTCCTAAAAGCTCTTGTTGCTGTACGCAATATGTTGACCTAAGCGCAGCGATATAGTGCGGATACTTCTCAATCGCTTCGGTTGTATAACTAAATATGTCAATCGATAACGTCTCTTTGACGTATGTGGTTATCGAATCATATTGATGAGCACCTACAACGGTCTGTATTTTTGAATTTGAATAAGGCGTGACATCGATAAGACCGACGACACAATATAGCCTCTTATCCTCCGGAATAGCTCGACGTTGATTCCAAATCCAAATGACATCGTCGCTTAACTTGAGCGTGGTTTGAAGGATGTCACATATAATTTCTGGCGTTGTTTTTGTCATAAAAAAGTGCTCGTTAAATCGTACTGTATGAAACCGAAATCATTGAAATTTGTCTTATTCATTATCCTGAATTTAGAGCCTGATGTGCATTCGAAAATAATCATATCATCAACCTTTAGATCAAGATCAATTCCAGTGTAGATTGTCTCATCATTCCATTTTCTTTGCCCTTCTTTTTTCATCTCCAAATCCTGACCGGATGGAACCCTGACAATCTTGATATTTTTCTCAACCAAATATTCCTCGGTTTTAAAATCTACCTGCTTTTTACAAACGATAAATATC